TGAATGGTAAAGTAGTAAACTTAGATGAATATAGAAAGGCGATGAGTTTAGAATGATGTTAAAAATATATTTATGGATCATGGGTTGGTCTGGTAAAATAAATACTTGGGCATGGAATAAACAAGTAGATATTGTCAGATCCAAACAACGTAAAGAAGAAGAGGACTATCTAAAAGAATTAAAAAAGAAACTGTGAAGAAGAGTAATAAATACAACTATATCGAAGGTAAACAGATCACGGATCCTGACACAGGAAAAAGAGTTTACGAGATAAGTAATTATAGACTTCCAAGTGTAACTACTATATTAGGCGCCACCAAGGATCAAAAATTTTTAAAAGATTGGAAGGCGAAAGTTGGAGAAAAAGAAGCAGATCGAATCAAGAATGTATCTAGTTCACGGGGTACCAGTATGCACAAATTCCTCGAATCATTTGTTACGGGTGTTGGCTACGATGATCTTACTGAACTCGGACAGGCGGCGAAGCCCATGGCCGAAAAGATTATGGAAGTGGGTCTTGCACCAGTGGATGAATATTATGGTTCGGAAGTTACGTTACATTACCCGGGTCTATACGCAGGTCAAACAGACTTGGTTTGTTTACATAATGGTTATGAAACTATTGTTGACTTCAAGCAGGCCAATCGTCCGAAGAAGAAAGAATGGATCGAAGATTATTATCTGCAGATCGCAGCGTATGCCATGGCTCACGACTATGTCTACGGATCCGAAATCCGACAAGGAGTTATCATGGTTTGTACGCCTGACTTATATTATCAAGAATTCAAAATCACGGACCACGAACTACGGACCTGGAAACACAGATTTTTAAAACGATTAGATATGTACCACGAGTTAATTTATGATGAGAAAGAAAAAGCGAACGTATCCGTTACGGCGGGAGACTTCACCAGAGATGAACAAGATACTAAGTAATCACGCTGAATGGCTAGATTATAACGTTTCTAAAATAGCTGGTAACAGATGTAGAAAAGACGCGTTAGAATACGCACAACACAAAGACCCAAGACAAACAGGAGTAAGAAAGCATGACAGATCAAACAAGGTGGGGGATCGATCTGGTCCACACCAAGAATAAGGCGATAAAAAGGCAGAAGGACATTATAAGCAGAGCTTTGTTAGAAGTGGACAAGTTAGAGGAACAGTACATCGTTGACCTCATGACAGAGATTGAGGCGATATACGAGCGAAAGTATGGCGATAATAAGGCAGATAAAGTCATACTTTAATAAAATGAAAGTGTCGCTCCGACACTTCGAAGTGTCGGAAGACCTCTACTTTAGAATTGTTCTAAGAAATTTAGTGAAATTTAGTGAAATTTCCGATAGTAAAGTTACCTTTTCCGATACCTTTCCGATACTAAAATTAAGATTTCCGATACTAAAATTAAGATTTCCGATACTAAAAATGGCTTATTTACTGGTTTCCGATACTTCCGATACCTTTTTGCAAAAAAAATATTTTTTTGATTGAGAACGTCAAAACAACACTGTAAGTGTCGGAACTGGACTGACAGATATTTATCTGATAAATAGGTCTCATGCCTAGAAAAAGACGTAAAGCTATCATCACAGAAACAACTCCAGATATACCTTTTCAGAAAGTCAGAGTGGAGTGGGTCGACTGCGTCAGTGACTCTGGCTGGGCCAATGAAAAAGAATTTGATAAAATGAAATTATCTTTTCCAGTCAATGAAGGTTGGTTGTATGAAAAGACTGATAAACATATTAAGATGTTTGCGTCTTATGATAAAGATGAAGATGGAATTACTTTTGGGGATCGGACGATGATTCCTCGAGTTTTCCTGTTTTTATTATTTTCCTATCTATGTATAATCCTGCTGCTTTTCCTCTGTTTGCTTCCGCGTTCACTGCAGAAGAGAATGATCCTTTTTTTAAGGCAGCCTCACGAAGTCTAGCAAGTTCTGCTACGTGTCCTTCGTAAGTAACTTCATGTTTTTTAAGTCTTTCTTCTTTTAACTGACCAATATATTTTACAACAAGTGGAGAGTGTTTTGGATTAGTAAGTTCTGATCCTTCTTGTCTTGCACGTTTAGGACTATAACCTGCAGCTAGCGCTGCTTCTGTTTGTGTCATTGGTCCCTCCGGTCCACCGAATACTAAAAATTCAGCGAAGCGTTGTTGCATTTCTGTTAATCTTTTTGGAACACCCATGTTGACAATTTAAGGTAACTATCCTATAAAGTCAAGAATGAAAGTACACAGAAGTAGTAACGAATTACAAGATACAATAGAAGGATATAAGGATTTAGTTAAAATGTTACGTGCTGAAATACAAGAATTAAAACATTATAAGTCTGAAGTGATAAAGTTAGAAAACTTATTGCAAGGTTATAAAAAAGTGATAGAGGACATATCAAAGTCAGGTAGTAAAACTAATGTACGTTAAACACCTGCAAGAGTATTTAGAAAAGTTTACTGAAGGACAGCAAGGTCGTAGAGGTAATGCAGTTAGTGATGCAAAGATATACATCATGACTAGCAAAGGTTATCTAGAGGAGATCAGACGGATTGAAGTTCACGCTAGTAATAATCCGATGGATACTTCATTGCGTGTCGTTTTAAAACCAAACAGAGAAGAAAAATTAATTTTACCTCCTGGTTACATAAAAGATTATTAACATTTGTACACAGGAGTAACCTTGAAAAACGCATGGCGCCAGAGCGTAAATTTTATCAAAAAATCAAAAGAAATTTTACCGACTTTTCACTCATCCGACTTGAAAATAATAGCTTACTTGGGACTCCTGATCTATTGGTCTACAATGCTAACGGCCACTTTTTTACAATAGAATTAAAAGTTACGAAGAGTAACAAGGTAACGTTCTCACCTCATCAAATTAGCTTCCATGTAAGGCATCCTAACAACTCATTTATCTTAGTAGAGGCCCTTGGTCCTTGTACCGTGAAACTTTTTCGTGGATCAAGAATCTTGGAGCTTGTCGCTTGCGGCTTGAAGCTTGATGCTTGTGCCACGGGGCTTGACGCTTGCCGCTTGTTGCTTAGTGAGCTTGGCGCTTGAAGCTTGTGGCTTGAGGCCCGGATCAGGTGCACGCCTTGAATTAGCTTCCGTCGAAGCGCTGTGGCTAATGACCTGATCCGATTTATTACGCGTCCGTAATTCTTTATAATACTTTGGATGTTTAAATACGTGCATTAGTGTTTACCGTATATAACAGATTTAATATCTTTATTCCAGCAGGCTCTGCAGTCTAAACACTTGCCGCCTTGATCAGGGGCCGGACAGGTTCGAGCTTCACCAATTGTTACGCCTGAGTCATGAGACCAGGCAGCTGGTACAGGTCCATCTATCTTGCTTCGTGATAACCGGATCACCAGGTTGTCTGGAACCTCTTCAGGTGCTGGCAGGTACTGCCGCTCTTGCGTTGGCAGCCAGTGCTTTGTGTCTGGTGTTAACCTGCATACTTCTAAAATTTTTTGCATATGCTCGCTGCTCTGTACGTCGCCGGCATCATGCCATCTAAACCACTTCTGGCGCTTGATCACTGCAACCATGGCAGCGACCCAGTCCGGATGCTTAATAGCTTCCAGCCTTCTGTATTGAGCTGCTTTAATGGCCGGGTATCTGGTATAGTTACCCTTCATTGCATAACAACCAAAGCAAGGTGTGCCCGGTATCTTGGCCAGCTTCTGGCCAGTCTTACAGGCCCACGCCGGAAGGCTGTAGCTCAGGCCAGGCATCTTGCTGGTTCTGGTAAAGCTGTCTGTAATTTTTAATGCTTCTTTTACTTGCATACTTTCTCCTTTATTTTATAGGACACTATAACCGGATACAGGTCCCTTGTCAAGCTTGCGGCTTGAAGCTTGCAGCTTGCGGCTTGGTGCTTGTAGCTTGGGCCTTGTTGCTGGAGCCATCGCCAATGCTGCACTAAAATTTTTTGTCTTTGAAATCCTGGTTTTCTACTCATAATTTTTTCTTTCTAAATTCATCCTACACTATCCCGGACCTGTTGTCAAGCTTGCGGCTTGCAGCTTGTAACGACCAGGCCGGCTGAGAGTTCCTTGCCAGCACATTCCCGTCGGTTAGACCTGATCCCAGGTCCATAGCCAGAGGTTAAAACCTGTCCCTTGCGGGATCTTTTTGCACTATAGACCAGGGATCAGCACCCTGTAAAGACGGCTCGTATAAAGCGGTGTGATACAGGGTAGATCCTTGAGGGTTTCCCAATTTTAAGTGTAGTACAACCCCACAATCGAACACTCAATTTGGGGAGATGATTATGATACTCCCCAAATCTAAATATTTATTTGCA